GTTAGAGAATGGGATGCAAAACTAGAGGGTACAACTTTGGACTATGTGCTGGGTTCAGTGGAATTAACCCTGAGCATTGTGCTCATTACACTCCGATTGGTGGTGTAACATTTGAGTATAAAGAATATCCTCAGAATGTAATTAGACAGGGGGACTACGAGATTCCTGATAGGGAAGATAATCGGGTAATGTATCCGTATAATCTGGAGTCAGTAACACCTGCAACGGGAGGAACCACAGGATCAGGTAGTGGTATATCTGCAGCGAACTGTGGGAAGTTATCAAAACCCGATCCTTGTGCTTCTGGATTCGGAGGGGCCGACGGCGCGGTCTCCACACTGATCACAGACTGGTTTCCTACTGAGTTATCATTTGATTTTAACTTCTCAGACACTTGGTTTTCTTATTTGTATGATACTTCAGTCAAGTCAGGTATTGTAGGGACACCTTGTTATTATATTGAGACAGAAACTAGCAGCAGCAGTTCAGGAGGGAGCGGCAGTCGTCAGATTTGTCATCCTTGTACCTTGTTTACATCTACACCTGCAGAGACTCAGATAACATATACAGCAGAAGAGGACCTTACAGGCGATCCTGATTGCCCTCATCCAACGTTATTTGCTATTGATACAAACTCTGACAAGATAGTCTTTTCTTATGATCAGTTATCTACGACTCTTCCTAATGGTGCAACTGACTTTGCATTAAGTTATGATGGTGTTACCTATACAGATGCATGGGATCCAGATAATGAGAATCCTATTGAATATGAATCGAGTCAAAATCCTTGGCAGGCAGGTGATGAGGCAGCAAGTGAGTTTGAAATCTATGACTTCACTAGTGGTGCAACTAAATCCGACTTCATTGTAAAGGCACGAGTTGAACCTATCTTTGATGATACAGGTGCTGCCACTGTGTTTAGTGGTACTAAATGGATCATTACTGAGTTATTGAATCCTGGAACTGGTTATGCAGTTGGTGATGTATTCCAAATGACATTGTTGCATAGTCATCCTGATAACAGTCAGACGACTTTGACTATGAATATCAAGGTAACTGGTATTGGTCCTGTAGATAATGTGACGAGTACAACTGGTTTTGATGTGCTACGAGTCAATGATAAGATCAATGGACATACAATTACTCGTACATTCCATACAGATGATGAAAATTTCAAGTATCACGTTGTATATCTTGATGGGGACGGATTAGATTTTACCAAAGATACACAATACAGTTCAGATCGTAACCACGATATCACAGTAGTAGCGGGATATGGTATTAAAGATCGTGCATGTCTAGTAGGTCTGTATGAATTTCTAAACAAATCTATACAATTTCTAACTGCAGACGTTAATAAGAATGCAGCAAGCGCATTTAATAGTATATTTCAACCTATTGGGTTTGCTACAGTCACTAATGGAGCAGTTACAGGACTTTCCTTTGATGGGCAAGTCATGGGTTTAGATGTAACTAACATTAAAAGAAACCGAAGAAACTCATATAGTGACGCTGATAACGTTTCATTGACTGGTGGAGATGGATCTGGGTGTGTTGTTAACATCGTAACGGATGATAACGGGATGATTTCCGAAGTTATTATTGTAGATCCTGGTTCTGGTTATAACATTGGTAATGTATTAGAGATTCCTGGTAGTCAGAGACCGTCAGGAACTCCTAAAAATGCTCTTATTGATGTCATTCTTGCATCTAGACCTGGTTCTGGGTTTGAAAATCTTAAGGTAGAACCCATTTTAGAGATTAGTCCGTCTCCACTTGCACCAATAGATGATAATAATGATGCAAAAGTGGATGCAACCTTCGTAGGTGGTTCTGTAAGTTCTGTACTTATCACAAAAGGCGGTATAGGGTATGATCAACTAAACCCACCTACGGTGACTGTTAACAATATTAACGATCCTATTCAGATTACTGTTGAAAATGATGGGTTTAATCCAAATTTGGTGGATGACTATCAAGGTATCTTAAACAGTTTACCCGAAGGAAGACCCGAATCACCAAAAATTTCCGCCGATGATTTGCAAAGTATTGAAGATTCCTATAGTTTTGTTCCAGAATCGACGGATGTAGTCAATCAGAGTCCTAAATTTGAAGTAAAGATGGACCCTGAAAACGAAAGAGTCGAACAATTACCGCAACACAAGTATAGTTCTGATGCAACTACACCTCTAAAGACAATTATGAAGAATGATTGGGACACAACTTACCTAAAAGATGTTCCAATTGATGCAGAATACAAGCAAGTGTTCCCTGATGAGATAGCAAGATCGAATGAACAGATCTCTGATGACATTGATTCTATAACACAACAGCAAATTCCTGCATTTCAGGAACTTCCAGAGACTAAACTTGAGACCTGTGTAGGAAGTTTTACCAATTTACCTACCGCATCTCCGTTCACTAAATATATTATGCGTCAATATCGTCCTGATCCCGCAAAGGTCACGGAAATACAGGTTTCTTTGACTTGTACTCCTCAAGATATTGGTTGTGGTCACATTGTATGTGCTCCTCCAGCGCTATCGCCAGGATATTCTGAGACACTTGGTACGGGTACATTCACAACTGACCCTGAAACAGGTGAATCAACGGAAGATACGGAGACAACAACATACAGTTATGCAATGTCAGCATTACTTGGACCTGGAGCACAACCATGGACTGCTACTGGAAGTATGAAAATCTTCCATGACTTGACTAGAGACGCCCAAACTGTTATACTTGCAACTGATGCATACGGAAATCCCTTCGCAACTTAAAATATGCCTGGATTGATGGCTGGAATATTCATGGGCACCTGTAGTGGTCATGGAACTGGTGTTGGAGCATCTCACCACCCTGGATTGGGTGGAGGTGTATTACCTAATTGCCCACACCCATCACTAAGCCCCACGGTCGTCGCCTCACCACTACCTGCAGTTAATGCAGTTGCTATTTGGCCACCAGTACCACAATTACCTTTGGGTGTCGCAAAAGCAGTTGCTGCTAAAGTCTTCATTAATAAGAAGGTTCCTATTGTAGATCTTGATATTTTAACTCCTCATCCAACACCTACTCAGTTTACTACAACATCTGTAGGTGAAAAATGCCTTGTAACTCTCAACACACCTGCTTGGTGGTGTACTGTTGGTATAACTGGCGGTAGAGAAGCACCCATTGGGCATGCGAGGAAAGCACTGGCAACTAGCAAGACTGTCTTTATTGGCAAAGTCAATGCAACACGCTTTGGAGATCCTCTAGGAGACGGGACACCAGCGTTCCCGTGTCTGTCTGTCATCACTGGTTCAAGTCCTAATGTTTTTATTGGAATTTAATTAATGGCAAAAGTTACAAAAACGTTTTCTGGCGACAATATGATCGAAAGTCGTCCTAAGAAGACCCGCCAAGGTCGTGGAGCACATACCAAATATGCTTCGACTAGTAGAAACAACGCTCGAAAGCGTTATCGTGGTCAAGGACGATAAATAAAAGGGATAGAACCCCTTAAAAAGTTCTATTTTATATTAAATGGAGGCACATGGGGTTAAATCACGTTCCCGATCACAATTCTGATATGATGAAACAGGATTTTGGCACGGTTGTATTAATTACAGACGTTAAATCCGATCAGTATCTCAATTTGTATAAGGGTAATCGACAAACACAAAAGACTGAGAATCTCAGAAAATGGCGTTAAAGAAAATTGGGGGTAAGGATCTAACCGTATCACGAAAATTCGTAGATTTGGCAATTAATTTCTCCAGAAATCCCTTTACAGATGATGTATCAGCAGTAAAGAATGAAGGTGCTATCAAACAGGCAATCAAAAACCTGATTTTGACGACACCTGGGGAAAAACCCTTTCAACCCATTTTCGGATCTAAAGTTAACGCCTTGTTATTTGAACCTTTAGATCCATTCACTGCAGATGCTCTTGAAGAAGAGATCATAAATACCATTAAACAACACGAACCTAGAGTACAACTTGAAAATGTTTTTGTGACTCCTGTTTATGAAGGTAATAAAATTAATATTACTATTGAATATAAAGTAGTCGGGTTACCCATTGTCGAAACAATAAACTTTGTTTTACAGAGACCTGAGTAATGCAACCAACCAATTTAACAGCATTAGATTTTGATGATATCAAATCATCAATCAAATCTTATTTAAGGACACGACCCGAATTTACGGATTATGACTTTAATGGATCAGCGCTGTCGTATTTAATTGACACCTTAGCGTATAATACATATTATTCTGCATTCAACGCTAATATGGCGATGAATGAAGCATTTTTACCCTCAGCAACGGTTAGGGATAATGTTGTTAATATTGCGAAGTTATTAAATTACCTTCCTAGGTCAATTACTACGTCTAAAGCATGTTTAGCGTTTGAATTGCAAACAGTACAGACAAATGGAGCATATCCATCTTCTGTAGTACTTAAAAAGGGCGCTGTATGTAGTGGTGGTGCTTATATTTGGAACGTTCTTGAAGATATAACTGTTAGTGTTAGTCCTACAACAGGAATTGCGATATTTGATGCCGTTACTGTTCGTGAGGGTGCTATTGTAACATTCTCATATGTTGTTAACACCTTTGCATCTCAAATTTATAAGGTTCCTTCCGAAGATGCTGATATTGAAACTCTTTCTGTAAAAGTGAGACCTAATGAATCTACTACAGAATTTGATCTTTACAATAGAGTCAGTACTATTACGACTTTAACTCCAACAACGCGAGCATATTTCCTCAATGAAGGTGAGGACATGCGTTATGAGATTAAGTTTGGTGATGATAGTGTTGGACGTGCTCTGAAAGATGGTGAGGTAGTAGAATTAGAATATTTGGTTACTTCTGGCACTGCAGCAAATGAAGTGTCTAGATTTAACTTTATTGGTAGAATGGTTGATAGTAATGGCGTTTCATATCAAGCAGCTCAGATTGAGATTACGGTAAAGGAGAAATCTCAACAGGGTCAACCTGCAGAAACCATAGAATCGATCAAATATAATGCTCCTAGATACTATTCCGCGCAATATAGAGCAGTCACAGCGCAAGATTACGCAATTATTACCAGAAATCTATATTCTAACGCTAGTTCTGTTGTTGCATATGGTGGAGATGCGTTAAATCCTCCTATTTACGGAAAAGTCTATGTTGTCATCAAAACAAAGACGGGATCTTTGCTAAATGACGCTACTAAGAAAGAAATTGCCTCAGATTTAAGAAAATATGCGATGGCATCTATCGATCCTGTGGTCATAGATCCTGATGATATGTACATTAATCTAAAACTGTTCGTTTCTTACGATACTGGTTGCGGATCTAACCCATCAGAAATTAAATCTGATATTAATCTTGCGGTTCAAGATTGGGGAAAACAGACAGCAATCAATAACTTTAACTCAACATTTAGAGCAACTGATTTTGAGAAAGCAGTAACACTTGCTAATAAATGCGTTAATGATGTTTCTCTTCAAACAACGATTCTAAAATATCTAAACCCAACTCCTAATCAAACTAATACTTACTGTATTTCTACTGGATCTGATTTATATAACAGTGCTCCTAGTCAGGACGGCGGTGATGGAACTACTTGTAAGAAAGAACCAATTCTTCTTTCTGGAACTTTCAGAACTGCGGAAAGACCTGGTGTTGATCAACAATTTGAAGATGATGGTTTTGGTAATCTGAGATCCTTCTACAATACTGGTACTAGAAAGATCTATACAAACGATACTGCTGGTACAGTTAACTATGATACGGGTCAAGTCTGTTTTGGTCCTGTTAATGTAATTGGTTCGGGCACTAATGTCCCTCCCGATAGTGCTATTACAATCACCGATGTTTCTACTGGATTAGGTGGAGTTACGGATCTTTTCTCTCT